CATCTCCATCTATAAAAATAGCGACATGGTTTAAACCTGGCGATCCAATAGACATGAGTATGGTATCACCGTTTTCCGTCTTTTCATCTGGTCTTAGTTCTCTGAAGCCTGTTCTCCATGCACAACTTTCAAACAATGGATTTGAAATAAATTCTTCTGGAGTTGTAGGTCTATCCCAATCTTTCAATACAACACCTTTATTTTCTTTATACCAATCTCTTACTAAACTCCAGCAGTCTGTAACACCCCAAACCCACGGTCTGCCTAATAATGCTGGTTTATATCCACAAGGCTCTAGGTATGCCCACTCTTCTGTCTTAGGGTTAACAATATGCCAAGGAAGATTACTTTGTTCGCAACTAATTTTATCTGCTTCGCTAGGTGTAGGCGGTGTGATCGGATGACTATGGACAACAGCAGTAATATCACCTGTATTATCCGCTTTTACATAATCTTCTGGGTCGATTATGAAGCATTGATGATCTGTCATAGATAAATTACGGCAAGGAAAATACTTCTCCTTACCTTTTATATTTAAGAGTAAACCACAGGATTCTTTTGGATCTTCACGTTGAGCATGAAGTAACGCTTTATATTTCCAGGTCATGTTATGAAATTACCTATAGATGGAAAATCTTTTCTTGTGCACTGACGTTGAGGTGCTCTTACCCCTACCATATCTATTGCTGCTGCTAGTTCAAACTCAACTATATCTCTATTTTCTGCTGCTTTTCTATCAATTTTATAAATTTCTTTTGGAAATTCTGCTGTAGGATCTGGTGTGCCCAGAGGATTTGTACCACCAGGAAAATTAACTGCATCAATATATCTTGCGAGAGTTCTAATTCTTGTTACTGTAGCTCCTGCTAAATCGTTTCCTGCTGTTACCTTATTTACGTTAAGAAGAATAGCTGTGATAGTTCCTAAAGCATTACTGACAGTAAGTTTTGGTCTAGGTAACTGTCCTTTTTGAAAAGCAAAACCAGTAGCTTGTATAGGCATTTTTAAATACTGATCTCCAGCCCATACAATATCACCATTATTATTTAAATTCGTTCCATTATGAAATCTATAAACCTGACTAGAACCATGTAATTCTGCATCTGTTTCAAGACTAAATAATTCAATAATTGCAGACGGATTTACACTCTGAAGATCACTAATAACAGAACTACTCATACTTCAAACACCTCTCTAAATGTTGCCTGGATTGTTGCTCTATTGTTATATGGTATTGATTTGTTCCAATTTTCGCAAACAAATTTCATAGTGTCGGATTCTTCGGGTAGGAAACCGCTAGGAAAGTTAAAACTATCACTATCTAATGCACGGGCATCAAGAAAACTTTCTATAGTATCTGCCTCTGTTTCCGAAACATTGTAAGTAAGATTAAAAATTTTTGGATTCTGATGTTGTGCCAATCCAAATAACAACCGATGCTCAAATCCATCGGCAAAACGAATAGTTCTGGTATTTGGTGCGGATCTTTTTCTTTGTCCATATGTAGGTTTTATTGAGGGAAACGTAGCCATTATGCAAGTAATCCTCCTGGTCTTTGTTGCTGTATTATTTCAGATTGTACCGCAGCAGAAATAAGTAATCCAAGTTCATTACTTTGCTGTTCGTCACCTTCAACAGACGATCCAGAGGCATCAACATTAACGACTACATTAACTGAGCCTCCGAGTGCATGGTTCGGTGTAATCATTCCAGAGACACCTGGACTAAACAACTCAGGTCCACGTTCTCCAACAATGTAACTACTTCCTCCTTTTACTGGTCCGCCATTTGCTCTTACCATACCTGGTACATATTTAGAGGTATGTTGACTCAAAGGATTTCCTAATGGACCTAACGGTGCTCCTCCGAATGGACCTTTGCTAACTCCAAATAATCCTCCAAGGCCACCAAATATAGGTCCTAATAAACCACCCAGTAATCCACCGCCTCCTAAAGTTCCCTGCATATTCCCGAAGAAAGCCATATTAAACGCTGCCTCCATGAGTTTGTTCACTACATTATTGAGCATATCGTTGAGTGTTGAAGTTCCACGAATCATCCCTTGTATTCCCTGCGATATGTCAGTTGCTATTGACTGTGACATACTATCAAATGCTGCTGCTGTTTCTTCAGCCAACTGTCTTTCTTTTTGTAGCTGCTGTAAGTACTTAAGTTTATTACGAATCTCAGCTTCGTCTTTTATTTCTCCATCTTGTTTCATTTGCATTATTTGTTTTTCTATTTCAAGCTCGTCTGTTGACATTCCAAAACTTTTTTCTAATAGTGCTACTTCATTAGATATATTTTTTACCCTTTGTTTCTGTATATCTGCCAATAGTTTTTGAACAGCAGCCTCTTCCTGATTTTTATTAACTGTCTTTTGTCTTTCAAAAATAGCATCTCTAGCTTGATTAGCACTGGTTATTCCTGGGAACTCTGCTAATAACGCTTTTTCTTCTTCGCTTCTAAAGAAAGAACCTTTCATCAAAATATCCCGTGCTTTAAGTAACTTTTGAGTCTCTACATCATCTGATACTTCAGCTTGTCTCATTAAGTTAGCGTTACCTACTGTTCTAAGTAACCCTGCACCTAGGCCACTTGTCTTTAAGAAAGATGCAAAGCCCGCTTTCATCTGAGTCATTGCTATCGTAAATTGATTTGCAAGTTCTGTAGTTCCTTTACCAAACTGTTGTAAAGCGGTTACTCCCTCTTGGCCTACTAGACTAATCATTCTTTCTCTAGCTGCTGCAAACGCTTCTTCTTCACCACCTAATTTTTCTAAAGTTTTTAAATTCTTTTCAAACTCTGTTCCAGTAATTCCTAGTGCTGCGGATACTGCTTCTATATCTTTAGTAGCATCATTTAGTGCTTGTCCTAGTTTTGATGTTTCTGTAGCAAATTGTTG